CACCTCACCACCACAAAGGGGACAGGCACCTTTGTGGTGGTTTTGACCCGTCCCAGCAGTTTGTCTCGATCTGTAACATCTAGACCGTTAAAAGTCGTCTTACTGTTACAGAATGAGATGTTCGTCCCGAAGCCTGCCGTCTGTCTCGATCTGTAACAGATAGAGCCGATTTGTCCGCTCAGATGTTACAGATTGAGATATTTGAAAATCGGAATAGAAGCCTACTCCTGTGTGGTGGTTTTCCAGTTTGCCAACGATATTCGCACCGGCAGAAAAGTCTGCTATACTCTTTCCCGCTGTCCCCATCGTCTAGCGGCCAAGGACGCCACCCTTTCAAGGTGGATATCGCGGGTTCGAATCCCGCTGGGGGCACCATTCCAATTTTCCTCGAACCCGCTGGATGTCAAGTCTGGCGGGTTCGTTGCTTTCCGTGTCGTAGTTCAGTGTCACGAGCACGTCTTCGTCGGATACGCTCACCTGCCATACGAACGCCTTCAATAGCGTTGCGTCATCGAGCTTCGCGCCGCACTGCAGGAAGTCCGCGAAGCGCTCCGGGTCTATCTTCTGCTCCTGGATGGCCTGTAGGTCGTAGTTGGCGCGAGCCTTCTGCTGCTCAAGCTCGGCTATGCGCCCCTTCACGCCCGGCGCTATGATGCCCTGCTCGATGGCGTTGAGGATGTTCTTGAGCCCGCGCTCGGCGGCAGAGAGCGATTCCGCGGCCTGCCTGCGGCGGGCCTGCACCTCCGCGCCGTCGGCACGCTCGGCGACCATGCGGGCTATCCTCATGGCCTCCGTGCGGTCGGAGAGGAGCTCGCGCAGCGCACCGACTATCGCGCCCTCGAGCTCCTCTCGGCGAACGTTTCTCATGCAGCCGTCAACGCAGCTGTAGTACTCGTATTTGACGTTGTGCCGCCCGCGCCCGCTCACGCCCTGCAGGTTTCGCCCGCAGCCGGCGCATATGGCCTTACCCGCCAAGGCGAAATCGCCCCAGTCCTCCGAAGAGCGCTTCTTGGTTCCCTGCACCCGCTGAGCGTCCATGAAAGTCACCTCGTCTATGATCGCTGGCATTCCGCCCTCCTTGACTATGCCGCCCCACTCGTAGCGCCCCGTGTAGCGCCTGTTGTGGAGCATCTGGTAAACCATCGAGTAGCCGCACGGGTTGCCGTTGGAGGTCTTCACGCCTCGCTGGGCGAAGTCCCGAGCTATCGAGTTCACGGTCTCGCGGTTGATGCGCCGCTTAAAGGCCTCGCGCACGAACGCGGCGTCATGCTCGTCTATCTCGTACTCGTCGTCCTCCGACTTGCGGTAGCCGAACACGCGCACGCCGTTGGTCTTGCAACGGAGCGCGTTGCCCTCCATTCCGCGCCTCGTGCGTATCGCCGTCTTCTTGGACTCGCAGGCGGCGAGGCCCTCGAGCAGCTTCTCGTAGATGATGCCCTCCGGGCTGTCCGGTATCGCCTCGAGGGCCGATACGAGCTTCACGCCGTGCCTGGCGAGCTCGCGCTTGTATATGGGCGCGTCGTACTCCCCGCGGCTGAAGCGGTCCATCATGTAGACGAGCGCGATGTCCGACTCGCCCGCGTTGGCGATCATGCGCTGGAACTCCGGGCGGTCGTCGGTGCGGCCCGATATGGCGTAGTCGCAGTACTCGGCGGCTATGGCGTAGCCCTCGCGCCTGCACCAGTCGCGGCAGACGCGCAGCTGGTCGTCAATCGAGGCCTCGCGCTGCTTACTGCATGAGAATCGCGCGTATATCACGGCTGTTTTTGGCATAATGGATACGACTTCCTTGGTTTGCACGTCCACGTCGATACTGGGGAGCCTGACTCGCCCCGTCGGCTATAGCGGTACCAGCGCTGCCGACGGGGCTTTTTCTATCTGTACAGAACGGTGAACGAATACAGCATCGTGTCGCTGTCCCGTGTGTTCGCGCTCGCGGCCATCTTGACGTCGATGACCGTGCAGCCCTCGTCCTGGATGCGCGAGAGCATCCCGTCGAGGCGCTCCGTCACCTTGGGCTCGAGCTGCGTCGCCGTCGACCAGACCGCCCTTCCGGCGACCTGGAACACAAGCGCGTGCACCTTGCCGTCGTTCACGATGAACTCACCGGCGTCGTCCGCCATCTTCTTCGCCGCGCTCTTGTTGAACATACCCATGATCTACTCCCGTCTATTTGTCTGGAAACACGTCGGCAAGTCCTCTCGCCACGCTCATCAAGGCCTTTTTCCCGTCTTTATTCATTGAGTTGAAAAGACTCAATAACTCACGATCGGCGTTACCGATTTGCTCGCTGTCGCCTTCTTCGAGGTCGAACAACTCACCAATCGTACATTTGAAATACCGCGCAAACTCCGCTGCCGTATCCATGTCCGGGCTTGTGTTGCCAAGCTCGTAATTTTGGTAAGTCCGGTACTTGAGTCCGAACACTTTCGCGGCCTCTTTTTGAGTCAGCCCTGATCGCTGCCGGAGGTCTTTAAGGCTCATATCTCACCCCTAACCTAGGATAGTTGCAGCATACAAGAATCTTGTACAGATAGCAAACTTTTAGGGTTTACAGATACAAGAAACTTGTATATAGTGCCAATCAGGCACAAGAAACTAGTGCAAAGGAGGAAACAATGCTCAACAATCTTGTGTCCGAGCGTAAGCGGGCGGGTTTGACCAGAGAAGAAGTGGGCGAGAAGATCCATCGCTCCGAGTACGTAATCGGCAAGTGGGAGCGAGGAGAGAGTTCACCGCTTCTCGTGCCAGACGCTATCAATCTGGCAAAGCTCTACGGATGCTCCGTTGACTATCTAGCTGGCCTTGTAGACGAGCGTACGTCAAAGGGCGCGGTGGCCTAAATGGCCGACCAGACTCAACACGAGCAACGGGACGATGAGCCCAAAACGCCGAGGGAAATAGCACGGGAGCATATGTGCGACGTGCTGCTCAAGGCGTACAGGGACGATCAGGAAGGCAAGAAGCAGGCGCGATGAGGCAATGGTCGACACGTGAACTCAAGTACCTCGAAGAGCACGCGGGAGAGGGTGCGAAGGCAATAGCCAAGGCGCTCGGGCGTTCGGTCGATTCGGTGAAGTGGCAGGCCCACAGATGCGGACTCTCACTCCGTAAGCGCAGCCAGTGCCCAAACTGCGGCCGGTGGACGTTCAGGCCGCTCAACCGGATCAACGGTTGGTGCATCGAGTGCACGAAGGAGCTCCACATGTCCGATCTGGCCGAGCAGGCCAACGCCATGAGGGAGGAGGCGGTCAGGGAGAAGAGGAACAACCGGGAGCGACAGCGCTACTACAGCGCGAAAAGCCGAGCCCAAAAAAAGAAAAAATAGGCACACCAAATACCACACGTGCCATGACCAGCGGAAATATCCGAAAGGAGAACGGAATGCAAAGCAAAAAGAAAGCGAGCGCCCCCAGCTACCAACTCGACGGCGCCCACTTCGACCGCATCGGAAACGATGCCGTCACCATCATACCATCCGAGCGCAAGCGCCCGACGGCGCATGAGCAGCTGGAGGCCGACCGCTTCAGGGTCGGCTTCATGGTCGGCTTCCTCGCCGCGGCGCTCATCTTCCTCGCGGTCCTGTGGCTGTGGGTCATCCCCGCGATGGACGGCGCGGTGGCGACCGCGCAGGCGGCCTACCAGACCTCGGCGGGTGTGCTCCATGCGTAACGACGAGAGGTACAGGCCCAAGCCCCAGAGCGGCCAGCTCGAGATCCTCGGCCTCGGCTCCGCGGGCGAGCAGGACTTCCAGGAGGCCCGCAAGTGGATCGACGAGAACCCGGCCGCGTGGAGCTTCATGGTCGAGCAGGCCATCCGCCTCAACCGCAAGGGCTACGTGTCCGTGAACTACCTGGTCAACATGGTGCGCAACGAGCTCCACGTGGGCTGCAAGAACGGCATCGCCCCCAGCCTCGCCCGCATCATGGAGAGCCGCTACCCGCAGCTGAGGGGCGCCTTCAACAAGCACCGCAGCCAGTCCGACGGGTTCAGCGAATGAGCGCGGACACCTTCACCTTCGAGATTCCCGGCACCATGCCACAGCTCAACGACTACATCAGGGCCGAGAGGGCGACGAGGTTCGCCGCCGCCCGAATCAAGAGGGAGACGCACGCGAAGGTGATCACGGCATTGGCCCCGCAATGCCCGCTGCCCCATTTCCACGAGCCCGTGAACGTCACCTTCACGTGGTACCGCCCCGACAGAAGGACGGACAAGGACAACGTGGCCTTCGCAAAGAAGTTCATCCTCGACGCCCTTCAGAAGGTCGGCGTCATCGAGAACGACAAGTGGGCCATGTGCACCCCATACGACGGCGGCTTCTTCATCGACAGGGAGAACCCGCGAACCGTCGTGACCATCACGAAAGCGACCGACCTGGTCGGATTCTAAGGAGAAGAAATGAAACACTTCGAGAACAACATCATGGACGGCCAGAGCACGGTCGATGCCATCAACGACCTCAACGAGCTCTCGGGGGCGGTCTCCGTCAACGCGCTCATGGTCGCCGAGGGCGAGTGCGAGCTGAGCAAGACGGGCGCCGGCGCGTGGTGGAGCCTGATCGCGCTCGCCGAGGCCGCGCTGTCGCGCTTCCCAGAGGGGATGCGCCGTGAGGGCTACGAACTCGTGAATAAGCACTGTAACCGCGAGCTGGTCGAGAAGGCCCGCCGCGACGAGGCCGAGCAGGCGGCGAAGCGCGTCGTGAGCATCATCTTCTGCCCGAAGGAGGACTAGCCATGCTGAACATCACGACCCAGTCGGTGAGCGCCCGCGCGCTCTTCAAGCAGTCGACCATCAAGGGCGACGAGGCCGTGCTCCAGTTCACGGTCCGCATGGACAGCGAGAACGCCTTCCCGCTGATGAAGAAGACGGGCGGGCGCGTGATCCTGACCGTCGAGAGCGAGCAGAAGGTCATCGAGATCGACGACGAGACCGGGGAGGTCTGGGATGAGTAGCGAGACCGAGAACACCGGCAAGGAGGCCGAGAAGGTCGTCGCCGAGGTCATCGAGGAGCAGGAGGCGTCATCGCTCATCGTGACCTACACGCCCTCGTCCATCGAGGCGAACTTCGACGCCCTCGAGAAGCGCGTGCGCAAGACCGTCGAGCTCTACAAGGGCGCGACCTACGACCTCACCAACTCCGCCAAGATCAAGGAGGCCAAGAACGACCGCACCTACCTCAACGGCCTGAAGAACGAGATCGAGGAGCGCCGCAAGGCCGTGAAGCGCGAGTACAACAAGCCGCTCGCCGCCTTCGAGAAGCGCTGCAAGGAGATCACGGCGATCATCGACGAAGCCGCCGACGGCATCAAGGCGCAGATCGACCAGGCCGAGGAGGAACGCAAGGCACGCGCAAAGGCCAAGCTCGAGGAGCACTACGAGACGTTCGCCGGGCTGCTCGCGCCGGTCGTCCCCTACGAGCGCTTCCACGAGAAGCAGTGGCTCAACAAGAACTTCGGCGAGGTCAAGGCGAAGAAGGCGCTCGAGGCCAAGGTCTCGAAGCTCGCGGCCGACTGGGAGACGCTCAAGTCGCAGTTCGAGGGCGAGCCCTACTACGAGGAGGCCGAGCGCGAGCTGTTCGCGACCCTCGACCTCGGCGCGGCCATCACCTCGGCACGCAAGGCGGCGGAGGAGGCCGCACGCATCGCCGAGCTGAAGGCGGCGATGGAGCCCGAACCCGAGCCCGAACCAGAGCCGGAGCCGCAACCGGAACCCGAGGCCGTCGGCAACTGGTACCCGGGCGGCTCACCGATGCAGGAGATCGGCGAGCGCATCGGACCGGCGCCGGTGCTCCGTCCGGCACCGCGCCCCGCAGCGGCCCCGCAGCCGAGCGCCGCGACCCCGTGCGTGATGGTCATCGACTCGGCGACGACCGAGCAGATGCAGTCCATCGGGCGCTTCGCCGGAAGCATCGGCGTGAGCGGCGTGTTCAAGCGCGGCACGCTCCAGCAGGTCTACGAGCGCACGATCCGTTAGGAGCTATGAATGGCAGACGAGAAGCACATCACCATCACCGAGGCGGTCGCCAAGGTCCAGCGCTCCGTGGTGGTGCCGAAGGCCCGCTACAACGCCTACGCGAAGTTCAGCTACCGGTCGTTCGAGGACATCGTCGCGGCGCTCAAGGAGCCGTGCAAGGACGCCGGCGTGGCCTTCACGCTCAACGACGAGATCGAGCACATCGGCGAGAGGTACTACGTCAAGGCGACCTGCCGCATCTTCTTCGAGGACGGGAGCGGCGACGCCATGGAGGTGAGCGCCTGCGCCAGGGAGGACGAGCACAAGAAGGGCTCCGACGACGCGCAGGTGACCGGCATGGCATCGAGCTACGCCCGCAAGTACGCGCTGTGCGGCGCGTTCGCCATCGACGGGCAGAGCGACCCGGACTCCCTCACGGACGGCCCCGAGAAGGAGCCCCCGGCGCAGGGGCCGTTCATCGCCAAGTGCAAGGCCTGCGGCACGAGCTACTGTTTCGAGAGCCGCGAGCAGTACGAGGCGTTCATCCAGAACCCCGGTTGCTGCGCCACGCCGACGTGGAGGGTCGTGTAGGCCATGCAGGACCTGTACGGCGAGCGCGAGCGGCTCTTCGAGCAGCTCATGTCCGAACTCGAGGCCCTGCGCCGAACGGGCCAGCAGTACGCGGAGAACGAGGCCGACTATCGTAAGGCCCTGCGCATCGCGATCCTCGAGGAACGTGCCAAGGGGACGCCGGTGACCATCATCAGCGACCTGTGCCGGGGCCGAGCGGACATAGCCGAGAAGAAGCAGCTGCGCGACTGCGCCGAAGCACTCTACAAGGCATCGAGCGAGGCGATCATGGCGCTGAAGCTGCGAATCAAGACCGTAGACGCCGACATCCAGAGGACCTGGACGAGCGGCGGCATGGGAGAAGGAGACTACTAGTGAGCATCAATCGAGTGAGCATTTCGGGGAACCTGACGCGCGACCCGGAGCTGCGAGTGACCCCGAGCGGAATGCAGGTGCTCGGGTTCGGCGTCGCCGTCACCGACCGCAGGAAGAACAACCAGACCGGCGAGTGGGAGGACTACCCGAACTTCGTCGACTGCACGATCTTCGGCAACCGAGGCGAGAGCATGAGCCGCATCCTGCACAAGGGCATGAAGGTCGCGGTCGAGGGCAAGCTGCGCTACAGCGCGTGGGAGGACAAGAACGGGGGCGGCAGGCGCTCGAAAATCGAGGTCATCGTCGACGAGGTCGAGCTCATGAGCCAGAACCCCAACGGTGCGCACGGCGGCCAGGCGGCACCGCAGCAGTACGCGCCGCAGGGCTACCAGCAGCAGGCGTACCAGCCACAGCAGGCCCCGCAGCCCGCCCCGCAGGCATACGCCCCGCAGCCGGCACCCCAGCAGCCCGCGCCGCAATGGAACGCCCAGCAGGCCTACCAGAACCCGCCCGCGGTCCCGCAGCGGCCCCAGCAGGCACCGGCGCCGGCCCCGCAGGCGTACGCGCCCCAGCAGGCACCGCAGCCCGCACCGCAACCGGCACCCCAGCAGCCCGCGCCCGCCCAGCAGCAGCTGGACGTGTACGACGAAGACATTCCCTTTTAGGGAGCCGGGCGTGCAAGTCCTGGACTCGCTGATTGACGGGCCGTTGAGGCTGCGGAACCGCAGGGAGGGCGACGAGCTCATCGGCATGATCGTCCGATACCTGCGGACCGGCGAGGAGCCGGAGCCTCGCACGGACGCCCAGGAGGCCGTGCTGATAGCGATTCGGCCCGTCATGGAGACCTCGCGCTCGCGCATCGTGGCGGGAGGCAACGGCGGGAGCAAAACGCCGAGCAACGGTGGAAGCAAACGCGCAAGCAAAACGACAAGCAAAACGCCAAGCAAACGCGCAAGCAAAACGACAAGCAACGGCGAAAGCGACGATGCAAGCAAACGCGCAAGCGAAGAGGAAGAGGAAGTAGGAAGAGGAATTAAGGAAGAGGAGAGAGGGAAGATGGCGCGTTTCCGCGCCCCCTCCCCCGCCGAGGTGGACGAGTACGCCCGAATCTACGCGGCCTCCAAGGACCTCGACCTCGACTCGACCGACTTCGACCCCGAGCGCTTCGTCGACTTCTACGCCCAGAAGGGCTGGATGGTCGGCAGGACGCGGATGAAGGACTGGAGGGCCTCGGTGCGCAACTGGGTGCGCACGTCGAAGCCGAAGGAAGGAAAACGGGAGGTGAACGATGCCGGAGACGATTTTTCCAAGTACGACTGAGTGCCCGCACTGCGGCGCGGCGCTCAACGCCCGCTACACGCAGCTGGGCACCAGGCGCCTGTTCTGCGGATACGAGCAGTGCGGGTGCGAGGGGGCCGTGGCGGAGCGCGAGGCGATCGCCGCGCGTGAGCGGTACGAGGCCGAGAAGGCCGTCGCCGAGAAGCGCAGGCGCGGCCTCGTCCGCGCCGGAGTCCCCGAGCGGTACCTGGGGCTCGACCACCCCATGGCCGACGAGCTGGCGTCCGCCATGGAGGGCGGGCAGTGGCTCTACCTGTGGGGTGACGTCGGGACGCGCAAGACCACCTGCGCAGCCGCCGTCGCGACGCGCCTGCACGACAGGGGCAAGTCTCCGCTCATGGTGCCGATGTACCGGGTTCTCGACGAGATCCAGCGCAGCTTTCACGACGGCGGAGACCCGCTGAAGCGCTACGCGGAGGCGAGCTACCTGCTCATCGACGACCTGGGCAAGCGCAGGCCCACGGGCTTCGTGCTCGACAGCCTGTTCCAGCTCATCGACCAGCGCTACTCGTCCATGAGGCCGACGCTGGTGACCACGCAGTACAGGCCGAGCGACCTCGTGCGCAGGCTCGCCGAGCAGGGCGACGCCGACACGGCGAAGGCCATCGTCTCGCGGTTGCGCCACGGGGCGAGGGCCGTCGAGTTCGACGGCCCGGACTGGAGGCTCTCATGATCCTCGACGCGGGCCTGCTGCGTGGGTGGCCGAAGGAGCGTGCCGAGCTGTACGGCAAGCCCCACCTCGGAGCCCGCTACACGGGAGGGCGCTCCTACGAGCTGACGCAGCCCCGCTGCTGCGTGTGCGGCAGGCGCGCCACCAACTGTCACCATGTCGCGCAGCGCAGCTGGGGTCAGGAGTTCAGGCTCGTGACGCCGAACGGCACGTGGAACCTGAGAAGCCCGCTGTTCGCCCTGTGCGGCAGCGGCACGACCGGGTGCCACAACAAGTTCCACGGCGGCGCTGGGCTCAAGGCCGAGTGGCGGTGGCGCTCCGAGGTGTACGAGGAGGCGTGGTGGACGGGCCGGCTCCTGCAGGTCTACAGGCCGCATGACCCCGGCCTGTACGAATACGGCTACTGGGCCATAACCGACCGATACGGAAACGAGATCATCAGAGAGGGGAAATGACGATGGAGGTCACCAACTGCGAGCAGTACGTGCTCGCCGAGCTGGACTACGAGCAGCGCCGCAACGAGCGCCTCGTTGCCGAGAACAACAAGCTGGCCAAGCAGCTCGACGCCATGACAAAGAGGGCGAACGGCTACAGACGCATCATCAATCGCGACAAGACACCCATCGAGGCGCTCGCGGACAGGGTCATGCGCGAGGAGATGCTGATCCGCTTCACCTACGCCGAGGTCACTGACGTCAAGAGACCGCTCAGCGGAAAGCTGCTCGACTTCGACAAATGGTGCCACGATGCGATGCGATATGTGGGGCTGGAGGGCGACGTCAGCGAGGAGGAGTTCATCCGGTTCATGCGCCGGGACCTACGGAAGATTTACGACAAGAAGGTGGCCAAATGTACCGAGTAGAGGCTGTCGTGTTCGACAAGAGCGACGGCGGCAGGCCAAGGCCGTCGAGCGGTGCCTTCTACGACGTCTGCGCCGGGAGCTTCGAGAAGTGCATGGAGTTCATCCGCTCCAATGCCGTGACCCCGCCGGACTGCCCGCCGACCTTCTACCGCATCGTCGCCATCCCGGGAGGCGGCGCATGAGAACGAAGCCACGCATCACCTGCGACATATGCGGAAGGGACATCAGCCGGGACTTCGCACGCGCGACGTTTACGAGGAAGTCGATCGGCTACATCCAGGACGGATGGAAGGTCCGCGCGAAGCTCGACCTGTGCGAAAGGTGCTCCGGCGACGTCGAGAGGTTCATCAACGAAAGGAGGGAGACAATTGGCAACCGAGATTAACCCGCTCATCATCCCGTTCGACAGCCTGCTGGTGACGAGGAGCAAGCGGGAGTACCGAGAGACCGTCCGGGGCTGGGGCGAGGAGCCGTTCGAGCTCGAAGGCCTCGACGGCGTGACCACGGCGGTGCGCGGCAAGGGCCTCGTCATCTGGGTCAGCAAGAAGCTCAAGGGCTGCGACCTCTACGGGCTCGCCGCCCACGAGGCGACCCACGCGGCCTGCGACATGCTCGACATGATCGGCGAGGACGAGCCCGCCGCCGAGGAGCTGGCCTACATGGTGCAGTCCATCACCACGGGCATCATCATCGCCTGCGAGGGGGCGTGACGATGGCCGACCCCAAGGTGCTGCGGAAAACGCAGCTGCTGCGCCTGCTCGTGAACGAGCTGTGCGACAGCATCGAGGCCCGCGAGACCAAGGAGTCGAACCTCCACACCTACCCGAGATTCGGCTACGGCGGCCTCGAGGACGGCCAGGGCAAGACCCAGATACAGAACGACATACGCAGGTGCAGGAGAACGCTCCTCGACCTGTGGAAACTGATCGGGAGGCAGTGAAGATGGCTAGGAACGTCTACGGCGGCTACTGCCGCGAGTGCGGCAGGTGGACGCCTCCTGGGTTCGGGCACTTCGAGCGCCGGGGCCGAAAGTGGCTCGTCCACTGCGTCAAATGCGCGAGCGGGCGCGAGCTGCCGCCCGAGGGAGACCAGGCGGCGCAGGAAATGCAGAAGCACATCCAGAACATGAAGCGCGACGGGCGCTACGGAAAGAGAGGATACCGATGAACGACACCAAGAAGAACCAGACGACCGAGGAGACCGCGACCGTGAAGAAGGCCATGATCTCCCAGCCCATGGCTGGCAAGACCGACGAGGAGATCGCCGCCACGCGCGACCTCGCGGTGGCGAAGTTGCGCCAGATGGGCTACGAGGTCGTGAACACGCTGTTCACCGACGAGTGGTACAGCGACGAGGCCATGGAGGAGCGCGGCGTGGTTCAGGTCCCGCTGTGCTATCTCGCGAAATCGCTCGAGAACATGAGCTTTTGCCACGCGGCCTACTTCGTGAAGGGCTGGGAGGACGCACGCGGCTGCAAGATCGAGCACGAGGTCGCCGAGGCCTACGGGCTGGAGGTGCTCCATGAGTAGCATCGACCCGGAGACGTTCAGCGTGGCGATGGCGCGGCTGCTGAAGGCATTCAGCGACGTCGTTGAGACCGTCGCCGGGGCTCTGCGCGAGTGTATCGCCCGCGGGTTCAGGGACGCCGACAGGATCATGAGGAAGCTCATGAAGGCGCTTGACCCGAGGTGGCAGCGCCGCCGCCGTCGCGCCCTCGCCCGATCCCGCCGGAACAACCTGTACCTGAAGAGCATCGGGAGGTGCCGGTGATGGGCGGCAAGAGGCGATTCACCGATGAGCAGCTGCGCGAGCGCAGGAACCGCCAATGGTGGGAGTCCCGCGCCCGCTGCGGGTACGCGACAGTCTGCCCGGAGTGCGGGGGCTACACGCTCTCGCCCTCCGGCTACCACAGGGTGTGCGCCAAGGTGGCCGGCCTGGCAACGACGAGGAGGGCATCATGACCGACAGGTACGTTTTCAACCCGGACATCCACGAGGACTGGGCGCCTCCCGCGCACCGGTGCGGGAACTGCGCCCACCACGAGCACGAGGTCGTCGAGGTCGAGCGCATCGCCAAGGACGGCAGCGAGCTCGCTGGGCCGACCGAGGGCACGTGCTGCTACTGCACGACATGCCTGTACTACCGCTTCAACGGGTGCGCCAACGCCGACCGCCAGAAGGACTGGATGCACTACCGCGTGTGGAAGGGCCTCGAGCAGTGCCCGAGCTGGTGGCTCGACCAAAACCGATTCGAGAGGGCGTGACGCGATGGCAACCGAATACGTTTTGGACGCCGACAAGATCGCGCACTGGCGCATCGACAACCATGTGCCGCTCAAGCAGCTGGCTCGTGAGGCGGGCGTCAACCTCAGCAGCCTGGGTCATGCCATCCGTGACGGCCGTGAAGTGAAGATGAACCTGCTGCTCAATCTGGCGGAGGCGATGGGCGAAGACCCGCGGGACATCGTGAGGACGAAAGACAAGGCGAACGAGAAGACGGAGGGGCGGTGACCGGCATGGATGATAGCGAGATTCCCGAGCGCTGCATGGCGTGCTATGTCGCCGAGTCTTGCGGTGGAGACAACCAGCGCCGCAAAAACGGCTGGAAGGACTGCCCGTTCCCGTCTGTCCAGGTTGGCCCGCCCCGGATCTCAATCAATCCGTGGCAGTTCGAGGGTTTTTTGACGCCCGCGGGTGAGTACGGGCGGATTACGACAAGGAGGGGGGCCTGATGGCGGGATATGAACCGGAAAGCGGCTGGAACCTACCGCCTGGGTGCTTCGAGGGCGACCCCGGCGCACCGTGGAACAGGGAGGAGCCGAGGACCTGCGGCAAATGCTCGCACCTGCTCGAGGGATGCTGCGACTACGGCATCTGCGAGCTCGAGTTCGAGGAGGCGTTCGAGAGCGACCCGAACGTCGGGACAGACGACCCCGGCGCCGAGTGGCACGCGGCGTGCTGGGCTCGCGACTGGATCGTCGACCACTATAAGGACATGCAGGAGGATACGTGCGAGCGATGCGACTGCTGACCGCCTCGGCGCTCGCCCTCCTGCTCGGAGTCCTGGCCGTCGAGGCCTGGACCGTTCGGATGCTCGCGACGGGGCTGGCCCTGCTGGCCCTGCTCGCCTGCGGTTAGGGGGCGTTCTTGAGAAACGTCAACTGGGGCTGCCTGCTCGTTCTGGCGGCGGCCCTGATCATTGATGCGGTGGCGGTGTGGGCGGCCGTGTCGCTCGCCCGCCTGTTGATTGGAGTTTGATATGCAGGATTGCGTTATCGTCGGCAGCGTCGCCACGTTCGACGCCGTGAGGCCCGACAAGGAGCTGGCGCTGAAGGTGCTCGAGGAGGCATCCGAGGTCTACAGCGCCTGGCAGGCGTGGAACGAGTACCCGGACGCGGAGGTCAAGGGCGAATGCGCCCAGGCGGTGATGGAAGAGTGCGCCGACGTCATCCAGGCGACGGCGAACCTCGCCAAGGCCATGGGCCGCGACGACATGCGCCTCGACATGGAGGACTGCGAGGATAGGAACCGCGCCCGCGGGCGCATCACCGGCGAGAGGCCCTATCCCCATGCCTGCGGGCGCGAGGGGTGCAGGCGCTACGTGTTCGTGCCGGTGCCATCGCCCCGTGGGCTTCTGGGCAAGCTCAAGGCCAAGATCGGGGGCCTAAAGTGAACCGGATGCAGAAGGTAATCGCCGCGGTCGTGTATATCGGCAGCATCGTGGCGGTGTCGTTGCTCGTAATCGGTTTCTGCTCCCTGCTCCTTCGCTGGGTTGCCGGTATCTGGGGCCTGATCTAGAGCCCTGAAGGCATGAGAAAAGGCCCCTAGAATCGCTTCTAGGGGCCTTTTTGCTATCGGTGGTACTCGATGCCCTCGGTTATGGGTTTCTCGGCTGCTATGGCCTGCTCGAGCTCTTTCCTTGCATCCCTCAAGATCTTCAGCAGCTCGCACCATTGCATGGGCTCCCTGCTACTCATCGCCCATGAACCTCCCGACGAGGCCGGAGGCGCGGAGCAGCGAGACCTTGCCGTCGAGCCCCAGCTGCTCGATCTGCTCCGCGTTGGTCGCGAGCGTCGCGGTCCCGCCATAAGCCTGGACTATGAAGCCGTACCTTTGTGCGAGCTCCATGACCTCCTCCCAATGAGAGTCCCAGTCGTCAATTACCGCGCGGCCTCCCTCTACCTGAAGCCTCGCCTTGATCGCATATGATCCGTACGTCATCGTTACTCCTTCGGTTAGTTGTAGGTGTCGCATATGCTCGGGGTTCCGTCCCATAGAATCAGGGTTCGGTATCCCATGTGGAGCTCGGGGCGGTTCCCGTTCCGCGTCGAGTCGTGGAGCTTGAGGCGCTGCCCTCTCTCGCTCCTCTCCCTGCCCATCCATGGGTCGCGGGTGAAGCGACCTGGCACCGGGAGGTACTTGCGCTCCCACCCGTAGGGGTCTGCGCATCCCTCGAACGTGCCCTCTATGGGCCTGATCGTCGCTGTCTTCGCCGTGGCCCTGATGGTCTGGTAGAAGCTGCCGTCGCACTCGAAAATATCGCCCGGCTTTACCTTCATCGTCTGCCCCTCTCTAATGATCTGGGCAGAGCCTGTGGCCCTGCCCCTGTGCTGTCGCTATGCCGGGAGGAGGTTGCCCCTCGGGGCCTCCACGCGGCGGCTCCTCACCGCGTCGCGGCCCTGCTGCATCCCTCGGCTTATGCTGTCGCTGTTGGAGGCCCGGAGGCCCCTCCTGCGGGACTCCCGCAGGCCGAGGCCGTCGAAGTAGTCCTCGACCTCCTTCGGGCAGACGATCATCAGCTCGAAGCACTGCTTCTCGAGCTCCGCCCGCACCCCGGCGACGAACCCGATGACGAAGTTCGAGTAGGCGTCCGGGTCGGTGTAGGCGAAGTCCTGGTACTCGACGGCAAGCCTGTGGCAGACCTCGAGCAGGTTCGTGTAGACGATCTCGGCCGCCTCGCTGTCGGCCTTGTAGCCGGCGAAGTGGAACTCGTACCTCCGCGCGGTCACCCGATGCTGGTAGACCTTGCACCTGAAGTTGTCGGCGATCGCCAGCGCGAGGCTCGGAGCCCAGGCCTTCGAGGTGCTCCCGGTCGTGGTCTCGGCCACGCGCCTCACCTCGTCGGCAAGCTCCCACTCCTCCACGTCGTTGTCCGCGATGAGCTTCTGGGCCTTGAGGGCGAACTGGATCGCCTCGGCCTCGTTGCAGCCGTTCTCGACGCTGTGCTCGCGCAGCTTCTTGATCTTCTCGATAATCCTCTCTCGCTCCATCTTGTAGCCTCCTTAATGGGAGGGGCGAGGCCCCTCCCGGTAGTTGTCCGTTACTTTTCCCATAGGTAGCCGAATGCCTCGGCTATCCTCGGGATCTCGATTGCCCTCTTCGGCGTGAAGTAGGTCTCGCGCTCGAAGAAGTTCATGCCGTACTTCCTGTTGATCTCCTCGAGCTCTGCCAGGTTGAAGTAGCCCATCTCGGGGACCGCCCCGAAGACGAACCCGAACATGTCGCCCGTCTCCTCGTCGTACTCGGTGGCGTATAGGTCCCAGCCGTTTATGCAGCTGAACCAGTGGCCGTACACGATCGTGTCGGCCTTCTTGCCGTCCTGTGAGTAAAGGGGCGGGAGCTTCTTCTGCAGCTCTTTCGTGAGTAGCTTCTGCATGTTATGATCTCCTGTGTGTTGTCGTGGGAGGCCCCTTCTCGGGGCCTCCTGCTTGCCCTAGGCCGCCTGCTCTGCCGGTCTGATGGGGTTGACCTCGCCAATGTTCCAATCAATGGCCTTGGCGCTCTGCCATTTGCCTTGATCGTCCATGTAGTAGAAGCCATGCTTCCCGAAGTACTTCCTGACCTTCAAGGCCCCTGACTCGATGCCATCGGCTATAACCTGCTTTCGCAGGGCCTTCATCATGTAAATAATGGCTTCCTCGTCGCTGTTGGTCTTGAATGCCTCGGTGATCTGGGCCAGCCAGTTATCGCAGGCCCTCATGATCTCTACCCGCTCGTAATCGGCTCGGGGGATCTCGTTGATTGCCCTGTGTTTCGTGGCCTCGACTGTGTACCTTCCCAAGCTCGGGTAGGCCATGTACTCGTTGACCAGCTTTAGGGCTGTGGCGAGCTCGAGACCATCCTTTCGGCCCTGGGGGCCTTTCCTGAAGTATCCTCGGGCTCTCATGCCCTCCACAATGGCCAGGATCGTGTGGTTGCTGACAAGCTGACCACCTACCATCAGATCCAAAGATTGCTGCTCTGCCATCTTGTAACCTCCTCTATTCGGTTCTAAAGCTGCTTGTTAGCTCTGTGGGCTCTTGTGGGCCTCATTGCTGACAAGGACAATATACAGCAAAAACTATTGCCCTATTGCAAGTAATAACTATTGCCCTACTCTTCATAATTCCTACATATATAATACTTGCCCTACAGCTATATGAATTGCTATATAATCTGCTGAAGATCTGACAGGGAAGGAGGTTTCGAGTGACACCGACAGAAGCGTTGAGGGAGATGCTCGACCGATCCGAAACGAGTATGTACGCGCTATCGAAGGCCATGGGCAAGTCGCCTATGTACATCAAGAACACGATCAGGCAGGGGTCGAACATCGGCTCCGCGACCTTGGCGGCGATGGCTTCTCACATGGGCTTTAAGCTGACGCTGAACGGGATGGGTGAACCCATCGAGATAACGGAGAGGAGCGAAGATGCCGACAGTGATCAAGGGCCAGCCGACGAGCGCCGAGATTCGTAGGCGCCTGAAGGACGAGGGGCGGCCCGTCGTGCTGTCCTGCTCGCTCGGCAAGGACTCGCTTGCGGCATGGGTTGCGCTCGAGGATGAGGGCGTCGAGGTCGTGCCGATCTACTACTGGTCTATCCCCGGCCTTCCGATGGTCGAGCAGAACGTGCGCACCATCGAGGGCGTGTTCGGCGTGAAGATCCACCAGTACCCGCACCCCAGATGGTCGAGGACGCTCAACAACTGCGTGTTCCAGAGCCCGGCGCACACCGACGTGATCGAGGCCGCGAACATGCCGGTCTACAGCTACGACGACATGCGCCCCTACATCCTCGAGGACCTCGGCCTGCCCGAGGACACGTGGTTCTGCGACGGCGTGAGGGCCTGCGACAACCCGTACCGACGCGCGAGCCTGACCAAGCACGGCCTCATGAAGCTAAGCACGCGCAAGGCATCGGTCGTGGCGGACTGGACGAAGGCCGAGGTCATGGAGGCGATCGCCCGCAGGGGCATCGGCCTGCCGCCGGACTACGAGCTGTTCGGGCGCAGCTTCGACGGCCTCGACATGCGGTTCATGAAGCCGCTCCGAGAGCAGAGGCCCGAGGACTTCGAGGTCGTCAAGAAGTGGTACCCGTTCATCGAGGCCGACGAGAAGAGGTGGGCGCACTATGGGCTTTAAGTTCGAGAAGCCGCAGAAGGCACGCAGGGAGGCCAGGGCGGCCGAGGAGGCGCAGCTGACCGACCACCAGAAGAGCTACCGAGACCGCGAGAAGCGCGAGGAGAAGCGCTTCCAGATGGCGGTCGACTCGGGCTTCTGGATCTGCTTCTGCTTCCACGACGCAGACGAGCGCGGGCGCTTCGCGGACCTGGTCAAGGCCGATTCCGAGTGGTGGACGTTCGGTGACCTCGTCCGCCCCGTGTTCGAGGAGCGCATAGGCCTCCAGAACAAGAGGCAGTTCAAGCCCAAGGAGCAGAAGGGCACGCCCGTGCCGAACCCGCTCGACTCGGTCGAGACCACCGACAGCCTCGAGGGCGACAGCTTCGCGGAGGCTGCGGCGATCCTCAATGCCTTCGAGTCGCTCGAGGTCCTTCCCTACTACGAGAACGTCTGGAGCAGCGCGTACTACGTCGTGTGCGTGTTCCGCGACTCCGACGACCTCGAGAGCTTCATCAGGGAGTTCGCCATGGCGAAGTACGGAGACCTGTACATGGACGGCTCCAAGGTCCTCGAGGCCCTAGAGGCATAAGGCCAATCTCACGCGCATAGGAGAATGTAGGCGTCCTTCGGGACGCCTTTTTTGTTCCCTAGAAACGAGAGGAGGCAGGCATGTTAGGTCGTATTCGCCGCGCAGCGGGAAACATCGCCAACCGAGTGCGCTCCGCGTTCAATCGCGGTCGCGGCAGCTCTTCCGGCCGCTCCTCCTACTAAGGGGGAACCCAGGGCCAGCGCGATCCTAGCGCGCTGGCCCTTTCCATCGACAGACCACACCAGAGAGGAGTGAACGAATGGCATCCAAGAGGGAGAAGCCGACGCTTCCAACCGATACCGACTGGCCCGCGGAGACCGTCACGTGGTTCAATGCGTGGCGCGACGACCGCTGCAGCGACCGCTGGGACGAGCGCCAGTGGCAGTACGTCATGGACACAGCCATCGTCCATGCCCTCGTGTACGGCTCAAACGACTTCGGGGAGCTCGCGGAGCTCGACAAGCGCCTGCGCTTCATGGGCCTGACCTTCGAGGACTAGCCCATGAACGACGGAAACCTGATCAAGCCGAAGCGCGACCAGACACCCGAGCAGCGCCGCGCGGCGGCGTCCAAGGCGGGCAAGGCCGCGGCGAAGAAGAGACGCGAGAAGAAGGAGCTGCAGGAGATTGCCAAGACCGTCCTGCACATGCCGTTCGAGGGCACGGACGCCGAGCTGGACGAGCTGGAGGGCATGTCCTTCGAGGAGTACCCGGACCGCAGGCTCACCGTGTCCGAGATAAGCGTGCTCAAGGTGGCCAAGAAGGCCATGCGCGGCGACATCGCCGCCCTGCAGTTCCTGCGCGACACCGCCGGCGAGAAGCCGGTCGAGAAGGTCGAGGTCGCCGCCGACGTGTCCGGCGCCTGCGAGGAGATCGGCAGGCTGATAGAGGCGAAGCGCAATGCCGACAAGGGCTGAACTCATCGACCTCGTGTACGACTGCCCCGCCGAGATAGCCGTCAAGCTCGGGTACGACAAGCTCACGAAGCTGCACAACGACTGGATCAGGGAGATGGTGTTCGGCACCGAGGACGAGACGATCCAGGCGCACCGAGGCTCCTTCAAGACGACGTGCCTGCACATCTCGTTCGCGTTCATCCTCGTGCTGTTCCCCGGCGAGCGCGTCATCTTCATGCGCAAGACCGAAGACGACGTGGCGGAGGTCATGACGGCGACCGCCAACGTCCTCAGCTCCGGGTGGTTCCGGGCGCTCGTGCGGATGCTCTACGGCACCGAGCTGGTGCTGACCCGCGCCACGCAGTCGGCGGTGTCGACGAACCTCAAGCAGGGCGTGTCGGGCGCACCCCAGCTCCTCGGGCTCGGCTGCGGCGCCTCGCTCACGGGCAAGCACGCCGACAAGGTGTTCACGGACGACATCATCAACCTGAAGGACCGCGTCTCGGCGGCGGAGCGCGAGCGCATCAAGCTGATATACCAGGAGCTCCAGAACATCCGCAACCGAGGCGGGCGCATCTTCAACACGGGCACGCCCTGGCACAAGGACGACGCCTTCCAGCTGATGCCCAACATCCGCCGGTGGAGCTGCTTCGAGACGGGCCTCATGACCCGCGAGGAGATAGAGCGCATCAGAGCGAGCATGTCGCCGTCCCTGTTCGCGGCCAACTACGAGCTGAAGCACATCGCCGACGAGGACGCCATGTTCACCAACGCGCAGTTCTTCGGAGACCCGGCCATGCTCCACGACGGCATAGGCCACATCGACGCGAGCTACGGCGGCGAGGACTACACCGCCTTCACCTGCATCAGGGAGAGGGACGGCATCTGGTACGCCCACATCCGCATGTGGCACAGGCACGTGGACGACTGCCTCGGGGAGATCCTGAAGGAGTGCAAGGCCCTGCGCATAGGCAGCATCTTCTGCGAGACGAACGCGGACAAGGGCTACCTGCGCAAGTCCATCATCAAGAGGGGGCACCCGTGCTGCGCCTACTCGGAGTCCGAGAACAAGTACATCAAGATCAGCACGCACCTGCGCAGCCAGTGGGCAAACGTGAGGTTCCTCGACTGCGACGGGTACCCGCTCGACGCGGAGGCCCTCAACCAGGTGCTCGACTACAGCGAGAACGCGGCGCACGACGACATGCCCGACTCATTGGCCAGCGCCATAAGGCAGTGGCAGTGCAAGCCCGCGCTCAAGTTCTTCAAGGGAGGTATCTAAGTGCCACACGAGTTCCATTCGTTCTACTACGACCAGATGCAGCGCGAGCCGTCCACCGACGACTTCCGCCTGCCCGCCGGTACCGAGATGACCGAGGGGCTGCTCCAGCGCCTGGTCGACGAGTTCGAGCAGGACCACAAGCCGCGCTACGAGTACCTGGACAAGGTGTACGACACGCACTACGCGATCTTCGACCGGTCATGGCGGAGGAAGCCCGACTACAAGCCGGACAACCGCCTGTCCGCCGACTTCTGCTACACCATCACGGACACGTTCGAGGGCTACTACATCGGCGTGCCCATGACGCTCTCGGTCAAGGGCGACGACGAGGAGCGCAAGAAGGCCGTGGAGGCGTTCATCGCCGACTATACGGCGAGAAACTTCCAAGAGGACGTGGACGCCGAGCTGTCGGAGATGGCGTCGAAGTTCGGCCACGCATACGAGATGCTGTACCAAGACGACGAGGGCCTGCCGCGCTCCGTCGCTGTGTCCCCGCTCACGGCGTTCATGGTCTACGACGACTCCGTGCTGAGGCGGCCCATGTTCTTCGTCCGCTGGTTCTACGGCGACGACGGCGAGATCAAGGGCAGCTATTCCGATGCGCACGAGGTCGTGCCGTTCAGGCGCGGCGATGCCGGCCTGGAGTTCGGCGAGGCCGAGGGACACAGCTTCGGCAGCGTGCCGGCCGTCGACTTCCGCCAGAACACCAAGGGGCGCGGCCTCTACGAGGGCGTGCTCTCCATGGTCGAGCAGTACAACGCGGTGCTGTCCGAGAAGGGCAACGACGTCGAGTACTTCAGCGACTGCTACATGGTCGTGAAGGGTAAGGAGCTCAACGAGGACGAGATAGAGAACATCCGCGAGAACAGGATCATCAACCTGTTCGGTGACTCGCTGGAGGGCCTCGACGTGCTGTTCCTGGCGAAGCCCAACGCCGACTCCGTGCAGGAGAACCTCATCAACCGCCTCGAGCAGCTCATCTTCAAGATGGCGATGGTGCCCGACATCACATCCGACAGCTTCGTCACCGCCTCCGGTATAGCGCTCAAGATGCGGATGATGCCCATGAGCAACCTCGCCCGCAAGAAGGACCGCAAGTTCAAGCGCGGCGTGCAGGAGCGGCTAAAGCTCCTAGCCGCCTACCCGTTGAGCCAGGGCTTCAGCGGCGACGACTGGAAGTCGGTCGAGGTGACCATGCACCGCAACATGCCGGACGACCTGGAATCCGAGGCGGGCGTCGCCGGGCAGCTGTCCGGCATCGTGTCCGAGGAGACGCAGCTCTCCGTGCTCTCCTGCGTGAGCGACCCGAAGGCCGAGATGCGGCGCAAGCGCGAGGAGCAGGACGAGAAGGCCGACGCGATAAGCGGCGGTATGCCGACCAACAGGACGGCGCCGCACGACGAGAACCGAGACGAGGAAGGAACGGACGATGAAGGTAGCGATCTATAACAGGGGCAGGCAGCTGGCAATCCGAGAGCAGCCGAGCGCCGATGCCGCGGTAATCGGCACAATCGGCGACGGGTGCGCCATGCGCATCGAGGACGCGGCGCCCGGATGGCTCGAGCTGCTCGGCGGCGGGTACATCAACGCCGCCTTCGTCACCGTCGGCACGCTGATGGACGAGACGACGTACACCGTCAGCGAGCGGCGGAAGGAGCCCGAGGCAAAGCCCGCCGAGCAGGATACCGTGTCAGCCGAGCCCGGGCGCGACGAGCCGGAGCCCGACGACGACGGCGACACGCTGAAGTCCATGAAGCTCAACGAGCTCCGCGAGCTAGCGAAGGGAAGCGGCATCGCGCTGCCCAAGAACGCGACCAAGGCCCAGATCATCGAGCTCCTGATGGGCAGCGATGAGTAAGCCGAACGACGAGTACTGGCGCGAGCGCAGGGACGAGTTCCTGATCCAGCTGGAGAAGGACGAGACGGCCCTGCGCGGGCGGCTCGAGAAGGTGTACGCCAGCGAGGCGGCGAAGCTCGACCGCCTCATAGCCGCCTACTACGCCAAGTACGGCGAGGACAAGGTCATCGAGTACCGCAGGCTGCTGCAGTCCATCAGCGCCGAGGACAAGACCCTGCTCATGGAGCGCATGGACGAGTTCGCGCGGAAGTACCCGCAATACGCCGACCTCATG